CCAAGACTTGGAAAAAGAAATCCAACGTAACCGCGATCAAATTGCAGAGAACAGGATGCACATTGCAATCCTTGAAGAAAAAACCCCAGTAAACAACAAAATCAAATCCCTGACCGGGAAGGACTAAACCATGCTTACCATCCTATCAACTCTAATCTCCTTCCTGATGGGCGGCTTGCCCAAGCTGCTGGATTTCTTCCAAGACAGGCAGGACAAACGCCACGAACTGGATTTGGCCCGGATGCAGATTGAGCGGGAGCTTGAGTTACGCAAGGCTGGCTTTGAGGCTCAGGAGCGTATAGAGCAGATACACAGCGCCCAGCTTGAGATGGAGACCACTGCCAAGGGCAACGAGAACCTCGTAAACGCCCAAGTGGCCGAGATGAACGCCATCTACCAGCACGACGAGTCGCTGAACGAAGGCACCAGCCAGTGGATGAAGAACCTGCGTGCTGGTGTGCGCAGCTTTATCACCCTTGGGTTCTTTGCCTTGCTGTGTTTTGTGGACATCGGCCTGTTTATTTACGGCTACAACAACGGTGTGCAGTTCCCTGTGCTGGCTGAGAAGCTGTGGGATTCCAACACTCAAGCCCTGTTTGCTTCGATTATTGCGTTTCACTTCGGGGGCCGAGCCTTTGGAAAATGATTTGGACTCTGGTGCTTATATCGGGAATTAATATGCAGTACGTCACTACGGTTGGGTACTTTGAATACGAGGCCGCCTGCCAGAAGGCGGCTCAGGAATGGCGTGATCTGGGATACAAGGTTGGTTGCGTGCAGACGGTGAGACGCAAATGAAAGTCTCAGCCAAAGCACTGGGGGTCATCAAGCACCACGAGGGCACCCGCCAGCGTGCATATCGGTGCCCAGCTAAGCTCTGGACCATAGGGGTAGGGCATGTGCTTTACCCTGAGCAGGGCAGGCTAAAACTTGAGCAGCGGGATGCGTTTCCCCTGCGCCCAGAAGATGATAGGGTTTTCCCTATGGAGGAAGTCGATGGAATACTTGCAGCAGATTTGGCTCGATTTGAGCGCGGGGTCGAGCAGTTCTGTCCTGTCAGCCTTACACAGGGTATGTTTGATGGGCTTGTCAGTTTTTCTTTTAACTGCGGCCTTGGGACACTCCAGCGTTCTACGCTTCGCCAGAAATTGCTTCGCGGGGATAAAGCGGGCGCTGCGGACGAGTTCTTGAAGTATTGCATGGGCGGGGGTAAAATCCTTAAAGGGCTGCAAAACCGCCGCATCGACGAACGGGCTCTCTTTCTTTCTTAGGGATACTCATGGCAACCACACCGTCCTACGTTCTAACTTACGATAGCCTTACATCTACTGTGCTTCAGTACCTAGAGCGTAGCGATCCCGCTGTTATTGAATTCATCCCTACGGCCATCACCATGGCTGAATTTGAGATCGCTCAGGACATCAAGACCCTTGGCCAGATGGAGGTGGTCACCAGCACCATGAACGCAGGCAACGGGGTTATTGCCAAGCCTGCCCGCTGGCGCAAAACGGTCTCGATGACCATTTCTACTGCCACCGGCCAAAAGCAGCCAATCTACCTTCGCAAGCTGGAATACTTGAGCAGCTACTGGCCAGACGTTACCGCTACTGGCGTGCCTGCATACTACGCGGACTACGACTACGACCACTGGTTTGTAGCCCCAACCCCGAGCAGTGCATTTGCTTTTGAAGCACTTTGCTATACCCGCTTGGAGCCTCTTTCCTCGGCAAACCAAACCAACTGGCTTACCCAAAACGCGCCGAATGCGATGCTGTACGGCACGCTGAAGCAGACTGCCCCATTTATCAAAGACGACGCCCGTCTGGCGCTCTGGTCTGGTCTGTTTGATGGCGCCATGGCAGCCCTCAAGACCGAGGACCAACTACGCATTGGTGACCGCCAAGCAATTGCACAGGACTCCTAATCATGACCACCTACGTCAATCCATTTACCGGCCAGACCATCTCGCCGTCGTCTGTCAGCTATGAGTCCCTTTCGATTACTGCTGATACCGAGTTGCAATGGCCAATCAATGGCAACAACAACACCCCGGCAAGCAGCATCATTGACGTCACCGCGACCACAAACTCTTCCGCGCCAACAGTTGGCTGGAAGTTAGAGCTGCCCCCTGCAACTCAGGTATCCACTGGCCAGTCAATATTGGTTCGCAATATTGGGGCTCCGTTATTCACGGTCACCGACAACTCTGGCAACACCATTGCAACGATCACGTCTGGTATTGCGCAGTTTATTTTCCTGACTGACAACACGTCTGTAAACGGAACATGGGCCTCTGTTGTCTTTGGCGCGGGTACATCGTCTGCAACTGCGGGCTCTCTGGCTGGCTATGGAATAACTGCTATTGGCTCTACGCTAAATCAGTCGTATCCTGTAACAACCTATTACTCGACGGCCACCATACCATCGAGCGCCCGTGCGCAGTTTATTGTTTGGGGCAGTGGCGTAGGCACGATTACCCTTCCCTCTGCTTCTGCTGTTGGCTCAAATTGGTTCTGCATGATCCGCAATGGCGGCACTGGGATATTGACCATCTCCCCTGCTGGCGCAGACACCATCGACGGCAACGCAAACCAACAGTTGCAGCTTACCGAGTCGCTGGTAATCGTATCCAACGGAGTCAACTGGTTTACGTTTGGCTACGGACGCTCTAACACCTTTGCTTTTACGCAGTTGGCCAAGACGATTGCGGCAGGCACGACCACCCTCAATTCTGTTGAGGGCGCCAACATCATCCAAGAGTATTACAGCAGCGGGGCTTTGAGTGGGAATGCGATTGTTGTCTTGCCATCTACAGTGCAACTCTATTCGCTGTCCAACTTTACTACTGGGCCATATACGCTGACATTCAAGACGGTAGCCGTCGGTGGCACTACGCAGGTTGTCAATCAAGGGCAGACGGCCTTTGTGGTGTGCGATGGAGTAAACGTATACAGCACCACCAGCAACACAGCTACGTCGGGTACGTTCACCGCCAACGTGGGATCTGCGTCTTCGCCGTCGATCAACTTCTCTGGCAACCTGAGCACGGGCTTTTACCTGCCTGCGTCCAATACCATTGGCTTTACGGTTAACGGAACGCAGGCCGCTACCCTATCCTCCGCAGGCCTGTATGTCGCTAACGGCATCTCTGGAGGCGTGTTTTAATGACCACTAAAAAAGTCATTTCGATGGAGGTCCCTGCTGGGATACAGCGGGACGGTACGGTGTTCGATGCGCCGTGTTACGTCGATGGCAAGTGGGTTAGGTTTCAACGCGGACGTCCCCGCAAGATTGGCGGATACAACGGAATCTTTTTGGACGCGACAGGTGTTTCACGTGGAATGGCCATGACGGCTGTCAATGGTCTGAACTACGTGGTCTCTGGCTACAACAACGGCTTGCAGCAGTGGATCACCGACAGCGATGACGGTTTGGGCTCTGGGCCGTACAACTACTCTTTCTCTGGCGCCATCGTCACAACCTCGATCACCAGTGGTGGATCGCTCTATACCGTCGGAACCTACACCGGGGTGGCCCTGACTGGCGGATCTGGATCTGGTGCGTTGGCCACCATCGTCGTGTCCACAGTGACGGTCCTTGGGGTGCCAACAAATAAAGTCACCAGCGTCACCGTAACCACGGCAGGGTCTGCCTACGTGGTCGGAGACGTATTGAGCGCAACTGCTGCCTCTATCGGAGGAACAGGGGCAGGGTTTACCCTATCAGTGACTGGCAACACCACATTCTTGGCCAGCAATGACAATCTGTGGCAGTTTGATATCGCCTACGATAGCACTGGCAACAACACCAACAACTTGGTGGCGCACCCCGGCCAGAACCTAAAGTACATCACCTCGACCACAAATACGCCTGTCCTGTTTGGCACGTTCCCCGGCACAAGCGGAGCCCTGACGCTGTCTAAGGTGGGTGTTTTTACGGCATCGGCCAACACAACCAGCGGAAGCCCTACGCTTACCCTGCTGTCATCCAACGTTCGTGTGGGCGCTGGCCAAGCCATCTCCGGGACTGGAATTCCATCTGGGACCACGGTCTCTTCGGTGTTGGGCACAGCCATCACTATGTCGCAAAATGCAACCGCGACGACGACCAATCCTTTGTCAAGCGTGTACATGACCAGCACAACGGGCAGCTTTGCCTCGGCGGTGACGGCTGGCTTGGCCACCGGGCAGTTGATCAACATCTCTGGTTCCACGTCCCAGACCTCGTTGGGCAGCCTGTATGCCACCAGCACGTCTGGCCTGTTCAGCTACACCAGCGGGACCAACTTAGCCGTTGGGCAAGCTGTTACCGTCAAAGGCACCACCACAAACACGTCTTTGGCCAGTGTATATG